TCGTCGAAGGTACTGGTTAGCTGTACGTTGCTCATGTTGGGGGAATGGGTAAGGTGGTAACTCACCAATACGTGTGGCGCACAGGTTGGCGAAGAATCTGTCGCGATTGTTGCTGATGATTGGGGAATTGAGGAACGTGTTGAGAAAGCTAGACATACTGGTATCGAGTTGTTGGTTTATTCAAATGTCATGTATTTCATCATTGTGTTGAAAGGACAAGGAAGGATAATACCCAGTAGTAGGACTAGAGTTCAATGATTAACTGTACACCCGGACCAAGTACATGAGATCCAAGGAGTCGGTGTTAATCATCTTGTTCAGAGTGCTCAAACTCCTCCAACAGATCAGCGATTGAACCCATTGTCAGTGTTTTGGTCTCAAAAGTCCGAGCTAGGGCAACTCCAGTTGTACTTTTCTCCTGAACGTCTTGTTCTAGGCGTGTCAGCTTGATAGACGTATCCCTCGCCTCATTGTAGAGGGACGTGACCATCTGGCGGGTGTCAATGAGCGTATCACGTATATACTCAAAAGCCTGGAGCGTTCCAGAGTTGGACACACCTTTTATCTTTGGTGGTGTCAGTCTATCCAGGTCTGTCTGCGACACCGACCCGTTATCGGCTTTCTTCATAACAGCTCTCACCACATATGCAATCGACAGGAGCTCTTGGAATTGTGATGCCCTCAATACCAACTCACCCAGAGATGCTTCGCTCTGATCAGACATCTCTGCAATAGCATGCCTTGCGGATTTGACAGATAGCTGGGTCTCCTTGGTACTGCGTCTCACTGGGCGTTGGGTTGCTAGCCTAATCAAAGACATGGTTATGGTACTATCCTGCTCTGGCTTCTTTAGTAGCTGTCCGTTTGGAAAAGGAGATCCTAATCCAACTCAGAATCTTCTCGTGGAATGCTGCCAGCCGAAGATAGCTAGAAGTATCCCGTCGAGAGGTTGCTTGTTGGTTTAGTTAAATCGGTTTTTTCAGGGGAGACATGTGTGTGCAACCAGCCTTAGGTAGAGCTAATCAAGTAGTGTGTTTCCTAGCGTCTCGGCCCCTGCGGAATAAACCCAATGCATTTCTCATCTCGGGCGAGGTATCACTGTCTTGCTCGGACAGGGTATGACTGTGATTGAAGATTGAACTGTGATCTCCAGTGTCCCTCCTGTCGGCACCATCAGCGAGAGAATCAGTCGTCACCAATGATGCTGTATCATCATCATCAGGTAGGTCCTCTATCTGATGAAAGATACTCCTGAGTGGGGTTGAGGCATCCTCTA